TTACACATCGCTGTATGCAATGCTGAAAATTTCAGCACTTAGCGAGGTGCGAGCAAGCTGGCGCTTGCATGGTGGCGTGCGACAGGTATAATCCACAACGTTTTCCGCATACCTCTTCAGTGCCGAAGTGGCGAAATCGGTAGACGCAGTTGATTCAAAATCAACCGTAGAAATACGTGCCGGTTCGAGTCCGGCCTTCGGCACCATTAACACTTCTTTTGACGTTTCCTGAAGTCTCTAAATACAAAAAAATCCTTAAAAAACAAGTAAAGTATGGTATCTAATGGTCTTTGTTGGTCTCTTGTAGTCTACCCTCTTTTGGGGGCATAATCGGGGGCATGTCAATTCGATGAGGATTTGTGCCCCCAAAATGAAACTCAACGCTCGCCAGATAGAGACCGCAAAGCCGAAAGAGAAAGCTTATAAAATGGCTGATGGAGGCGGCTTGTATCTTGAGGTCTCCCCTAAAGGTTCTAAGTACTGGCGCATGAAATATCGCCGCCCCTCTGACAAAAAGGAAGATCGACTCGCTTTTGGTGTATACCCGACTGTCACTTTGGCTGAAGCGCGGGGTAAGCGCGATGCAGCAAAGAAATTGTTGTCTCAGGGTATTGACCCCAAAGCTGAGCAAAAGGGGGCACAAGCTGAAATTGAGGGGGCATATTTATTTGAAACTATCGCAAGGCAATGGCACGCAAGTAACCTTACTTGGAGCGAAGATCATAGCCGTCGTGTTCTGCTGACACTTGAGCAGTATATTTTCCCCTCGATAGGTCAAATCGATGCCAGAACGTTGAGAACCAGCCAGCTTCTCAATCCAATCAAAGCTGTCGATACGGCAGGTAAACATGATGTCGCGCAGCGACTGATGCAGCGCGTAACCGCAATTATGCGTTTTGGTGTGCAGAATGACCTGCTTGAATCAAATCCTGCATGCGATATGGCTGGAGCGCTTTTAAGCGTTAAAGCAACCCACCACCCAGCACTACCCCCAAAAAGAATTCCTGAGCTTCTTGAAAGACTATCACGCTATAAAGGGCGACTAATGACACGGCTTGCCGTTGAATTAACGCTACTCACATTTATACGTTCAAGTGAGATGCGTTTTGCTCGCTGGAGTGAGGTTAACTTTGAACGAAGCGAGTGGACAATACCCGGAATTCGTAAGCCTATTCCCGGCGTAAAACACTCTGAGCGTGGGATGAAGATGAAAACTGAACATATTGTTCCGCTTAGCAAACAAGCATTTGATATTTTTAAACGTTTACATGCCTTGAGTGGTAAAGGTGAGGTTATATTTCCCAGCGATCATGATCCTAAAAAAGTAATGAGTGAAAATACAGTAAATAACGCCTTACGTGTAATGGGATATGATACGAAAACTGAAGTATGTGGTCATGGGTTTAGAACTATGGCGCGTGGTGCGCTAAGTGAGTCGAAACTATGGAATGATGATGCCATTGAAAGACAGTTAAGCCACGTTGAACGAAAAAACGTGAAAGGTTCATATATGCATACTTCCGAATATCTTGAAGAAAGAAGATTAATGTTGCAATGGTGGGCTGATTATATTGATGCTAATAAGAATGGATCTATCACACCATATGATTTTGCGCGTATGCATGGAAAATAATTACCATTGGGGGCTGCGGAGAGATTTAAATGAACAATACTCAATTTGATAATAATTTGTTTTATTTTAATAGGTTAACTTACATAACGCCACACGAAGTGGCGCTTGCTATGAATGGTTTTGACTATGATACCGAAAATGATGAATTGACTGAGGTTCAATTAAAAGAGGTTATTAGATTAAGAAAGGCAATAACCAGAAATCTACAATTAATTAATGAATATAAAAACGTATCCGCCACGCAAAAAGTGGAGGCGAACTTATTATTAACTGCTGCTTATATCTTTCAGAGGGAAGGTATTGTACCTGTGGAGATTAAGGAGAGAATTGAGAACGCATTACGACAACAGGTAAAAAATAAAGATTGGAGCGATATTCTAATGACGTTAGGAGGAAGTGAATTATGTGAAGTTGGTAAAAAATTAAGGAGTAATGGTAGAGGGCAGTACAGAAAAGATGATGAGGATAATTATAGTTGTAAATTAATTTATTTACTAATTGAATTGCTTAAGAGACATGGAAAGGTAAGTTATAGCGATAATAGTGTTATATATAATGATATTGTTTCTTTTTGTAATGAGAATGAGATTCTAATGAAAGGGATTAAAAAAGCTACGTTTTATAAGAAAATAAAGCTGGGGAAAGACATTATAAAATACGGAGAGTGAATTTATTAATTTTCTGGCTATCTCTCAATAGAAGGGCCACAAGAGGCTCTAAGGGGCTATAGGGGGTAATACGATGTAATACGGTGTAATACTGTGCTAATTCCTAGGTAATATGAATCGTTAAAATGTAATAATACCTTTTGACGTATGATTTTTTGATTTTCCATCCTATCTATATGAATTTTATTAATTTTATTGTTTTGTGCATTTCCTTCTTTCCGTGTTCTTTCATATGAATATTACTTCTTTTTTTCAGTGGAGATTATTGTTTTTCAATAGAATCAATGTTTGTCTTAATAGATTCCATTATCACTAGAATCACTTTTTCCCAGTGTTTAAAGTCACCGTGAACTTAAGTAGAACACGGAGTAACAAGATGGAATATGCAAACAGCTTTTCAGATAATCAGACTCTTATCTCAGCAAAAGAGGTATTAAGACGCGTTCAGCGTAGCAAGGCATGGCTTTACAAACAGCTTGCAAACAATACATTTCCCCGTCCGGTGAAAATAGGAACTCGTGCAATTTCATTCGTTGAAAGCGAAGTTGATCACTGGATTCAAGAGCAAATATATGCCTCTCGTGGTGAGTGATATGAAAATCACTAATAAAAAAGCCCGACATAATGAATTTGTGGGCTTAAAAATATTGTCGCTTACTGAAATTAACATGGGACCAGAGAGAACGTCTGTTGGCTTCTCTATTCAACTTCCTTGCTCTGGCTTATTTTTCCTGCGCTGTCGGCGTTTAATCTCGCCTTTTACAGCAGTAACAATGAATTGCGCTTTCGTTTCTCCATCTTCAAGGTTGCTTTCTAATTCTGCAACTACATCATGTGGGAAACGAGCATTAAGTTGCTGCGACTTGTTGTTAGTTGAACTCGTTGCCATTACTGGATCTCCTCGCGTTAGGTGCGATTCAGTATACGCAAAAAAAATGATAATAAAAAGCTTGAAGTGCGATTCACTTAAGGGTAGCTTTAAAATTAAAGGTGCGATTCACCTTGTGAGTGCGAAGCCCGACAGTGCAGCAACACTAACCGGGCTTCTGACCAATCCGCTATATGAGGTAACGAAGATGGCTAAACAGAAGTGTACCTGGTTATTTGCGGCGATCAACCGCAGTCAACGCAATGCCCGTCCTGTGATGTTAAGGCTCACCGCAGATAATGAGCGGTCAGCGCGGCGCAGACTTGCCCCGGACTGTGTACTGAGCTTTGCCGGGCGCATTCCCTGCGGAGGTGAACATGCGTAATTATCCGCACCCCGGCGAACGCTGGCGGCATGAACGTGGCTGGACGGTCACGATTATCCGATTAATAGAAGCCTCGCCCTCTGTGGCGCTGGTTAATCCTGAATTCAGCTGTGAAGTGCTGATACGTCATGACAGCGACAACCAGCTTTCTTCCTGCCCTCTGGCATGGTTTGAACAGCGGTATACGCGCCTGTTTGATGTACCGCTCTTTAAGCCTGCACCAGCTCCTGCAGGCAGTAGTGGTTCCGGCCCGCTGACACTGCATCCGTCTGTGCTATTTATCCGCTGGCGGGAGCGTACCATACGGCGTTCTGCTGAGCCTGACGACGGTCACTATTCAAAGTTTCTCTGACAAAATACCGCTGAAAACGGAGTAATTCACGATGAATATTTCAAACGGGCACAACGGTGCTCAGGGCCACACTTTGCCTGAAAAACACAATACCGGTGCTTTTGCCTATGGGTTGTCAGAGGACGGTTTCGGAAAGCTGATCCGCGCAAGAAATGCCTGCGACATGCTCCAGCTTCTCTTTTCTGAATACCCGTCTCAGGCCGGAGCACTGGACGCAGGCTGTGCGCCTGGTGTCGCCGCGCTGATGGAGTACCTGCGGGCAGATTTGACGGATATTGCACACAGCTGCGCACTGATTGAAGGAGGTGCCAGATGAACCAGCCGCAGGTTTCCATTTTCCCGGCAGAAATGACCACCGCGCTTTACCGACGGGCTATTGCTTCAGCATGGCGGCAGAAAATGCTGAACGAAACTGGCAGTGATCAGTATGGTCCGCACAGCCTGACGGTGGAGCGTATTGAAATGGCCATTGCGCTGCATATCGAGTGCGCACTGATTAACGAGTACGGCGAAGCACAGGGCGCCGCTGCCGCGCTGGCACTGCTGACTGACATGCTGGAGCCGTCACTGCTGACCGCGCCGCCGGTACTGACCGCGCGCGGCTGTGAAGTGATGGCGGAGATGTACCGCACGCTTCCGGCGGCCTTTGATGACTTCTGCAGTACCGGTGTGACGTTGTATCAGGGGGAAGTATGACAATACAGACGGTTACGCAGATTTCAGCCGCCGCGCGGGGGAAATGGCCCGTTATTCTGCAGATGCTGCGTATTGATGTACCTGAAAACGGCAGGCACGGTCCCTGCCCGAAATGTGGGGGCAAGGATCGTTTTCGCCTTGATGACCTTGACGGGCGCGGGACGTGGATCTGCAGCCAGTGTGGCAATGGTGACGGTCTGGATCTGGTTAAGCTCGTAACCGGTTACAGCGTCAGAAAGGCTGCGCAGGAGGTGGCGCAGATGCTTAATGTGCCGGATGTGCAGGAACTGCCTGTTAAGCCTGCCAGACAAAAAGCCCCTAAACGCGACATGGGTCTTACCGTGGCGGCGCTGATGAAAGAGAGCCACACGGGAGAAAGCGCCTATCTGACAGGAAAAGGGTTCGCCGGATACCCAGCCTCTCTGACCGGAAGCGTGCAGCATATCAGCGGTAAGGATTTTCCTGCCGGTTCTCTGCTGTTACCACTCACGACCAACACCGGAGCCGTGACCGGTGCACAGCTTATCGCCCCGACGGGTGAAAAAAGCATACTGCCCGGCAGCACGATGAAAGGCGCGTTTGTGTCGCTCAGCCCGTTACCGTCTGAACCACCGGTACAGGTGGTGATTACCGAAGGTTACGCTACGGCGCTGACGGTAAGCCAGCTCACTGCCGGATGCGTAGTGGCTGCCATATCTGCGGGCAACCTGCCCAATGTGGCGCAGTCGCTGCGGGCACGCTGGCCTGAGGTAAAAATTATCATCGCCGGTGATAACGATTTTCAGGACGGGGGGGAGAATCCCGGCAGAGCCTTTGCTGAACGGGCGGCAAAAGCTGTTGGCGGCTGGATGACGCTGCCACCAGGAGAGATTAAGGCTGACTGGAATGACTTTCATCGGGAGCACGGTATTACCCGTGCCCGTGAAGTCTTTCGCAACGGTCTGGTACTGTGCGGGGAAGGCCGCACGCAACTGCCGCACGGGTTCCGTCTTACCCAGGAATATCTCTGGTATGAAAAGCAGGTACAGCGCAACGGTGAGACGGAGATCCAGAACGTCAAAATATGCAGCCCGCTGCGCGTTACGGCAATCACCTGCGATGCCGATGGCGGTAACTTCGGACGACTGCTGGAATGGGAAGATACATGGGGTGAGCGTCGCCGCTGGGCGATGCCGATGGAAATGCTGAGCGGCAGTGGTGAGGAACTGCGCCGGGTACTGCTGGTTAACGGGCTGTCTTATATCAGCACCACCGGTGAGGCACGCGCACGCCTGATGGAATATATCTCACTGTGTAAACCGGAACGCCGCGTGACCTGCGTCAGCCGTACTGGCTGGCATGGTCAGGTTTACGTCCTGCAGGATGAGGTCAGCGGTGAAGGTGCAGAGGGTGTCATTCTCCAGACCACTTCCGTGCAGGGGCGTGATTTCCGCGTGTCGGGTACAACAGAGGAATGGCGGGAGAACGTATCCCGCTACTGTACCGGCAACTCCCGCGTGGCATTTGCTGTCAGCCTGGCCTTTGCTGCACCACTGTTACGGCTGGTTGGTATGGACGGCGGCGGCTACCACCTCAAAGGGGAATCGACAGACGGTAAGACCACCACCATGAAAGCGGCAACCTCCGTCTGCGGCGGGCCTGACTACTGGCAGACATGGCGGGCCACCGGCAACGCGCTGGAGGGATGCGCCAGCCGCCGCAACGATGCCGCCATGATGCTTGATGAGATCCGGGAAGTTGACGGACGCGAGGCAGGCAGTATCGCCTACATGCTGGCAAACGGTCAGGGCAAGGGTCGTGCCGGTACGGACGGTGAGCTGCGTACCCGTAAGCAGTGGCGCCTGTTGTTCTTTTCAACTGGCGAGTTATCTCTGACCGAACATGCGGCAAAGGCCGGTGAGCGTACTTTTGCCGGGATGGAAGTCAGGATGATCCAGATCCCCAGCGATTCCGGGAAGTTTGGCGTTTTTGAGGAGCTGCACGGCTTCGACAGCGGCAAGGCTCTGGCAGAGCATCTTGAATGGGCCACGTCCTGCTACTACGGTTCGCCGTTCCGGGAGTGGCTGAAAGCACTGACCGCTGATCTTAACGGACTAACGGCACAGGCAAAATCGCTGATGAAGGAATATGCTGCCGCCCTGACTCCGAAAGATGCAGGCAACCAGGTGGGCCGGGCTGTGAATCGCTTTGCACTGGTGGCGATGGCGGGTGAACTGGCAACCCGTCTGGGTATCACCGGCTGGCCTGAGGGTGAAGCACTGCGGGCAACCCGCGTCTGCCTGAACGCATGGCTGAAAGATCGCGGGCACACCGCCAATCAGGAAGATATTGCCGCACTGGAGCAGGTTCGCAGTTTCTTTACCGCGAATCAGTACAGCCGCTTTGCAGACTGGTATGACGAGCGCAACCGCCCCGGCAATATGGTGGGCTGGCGCAGGGTGGAGAAAGGCAGTACCGCGCAGGGCACGGAAGCTGTCACTACGTTCTATGTCATGCCGTCCGGCTGGAAAGAAATCTGCAGGGGATTTGACCCGCGCAAGGTGGCTCGTCTGTGCGCAGATCGTGGATACCTGCTGCCCTCCACTGATGGCAAACTCCAGACAACCATTCGCCCGCCAGAGATGAATCCCCGCAGGCTCTATGTCTTCAACAGCGAGGTGCCGGGTTAAGGCTTTGCGTGAGTCTTATTTATTAAGGGTAACAGGTGAAACAGGTGGAACAACCGTATTTTACAGGGCTGAACCTGTTCCACCTTCTGAAATAGTGAGGTGGAACAGATGTAACGCCAGCCAATCCGCTGTTCCACCTTGTTACCCGCGATGTTCCACCGGTGCAGTGTATATAAGTGCTTTATAAAACAAAGCTGTAACACATGTTTCACCTGTTCCACCGCATCAGGGACATAAAGCAGACTGAAACTGAGGGCATTTTTATCTGGCTGGCTTTCATAGCCACGTCTGAATAACCGCAAGCGCCCGTTGTGCCAGCCACCACACACTGAGCACCGATAGTGTGCTTGTGTCAGCCACGACACAATTGACGTAACGAACCAACCCGACAGGAGAAGCCATGAACAACACCGCAGTGAATAACAACCTTTCCACTTTTCCGGCTGTAACGCAGCGGGCACTGGAAACCATGAACACAGCCAGAAACGCATGGCTTGAAGCACGTCGTCAGCAGAAAGCGGCAGCGGATAATATTGCGACAATCCGCCAGCGTCGCGCTGAGATGGAAGCCACGACGAACACACTGAATGAGGAGTGGCGCACGCTGTTTCGTGAAAGTCAGGGCGTGGTTTCAAAGGAAATGAAAAAACTGCGCACGGAAATTGCGCTGGGACGAGAAACGCTTGAGGATTTTGATGAGCTGCTGGCGGCTCAGGAAAGCGAAAATGCACTTTTGCCGCAGAAAGCTGCGGAATTAGCCGGAAAGTATATCCACGCGCATAACATTCTTGTGGATATTCGCGCAAAACAAATCTGGGAAGATTTTATGCAATCGCATGGAAAAGCGCTTATTCAGACGCTGAGCCTGCTTAAATCCACAATGGGCCGGGAAGCCAGTGCCGTTGTGGGTGTGGTGAATTCAGTTAATGACCCGGACACAGTGCTGAAAGACTTTATTCATAAACATATCACCAGACCGGCTCTGGCTAACGATGCGATGCCTGAACAGGACCCGGTGTTTAAACTGGCGGGAATTGCCCCGGATTATGCGGCGCGTCTGGATTTCAGTAATCAACTCTCTCCGGCAGCTATGCATAAAATTAAGGTTCGTCAGGAACTTGCTGAGAAGGAGAAAGCAGTATGACGGCCCGAGGCACGCCTGACCAGGCACTTACCAGTTTTCGGAATGCCCGTATTCTGTGGGCCGGACATAGTGAGAGCCGAAAAGCCGTTGAACAACAGATAGCATCTCTCCTCGCTGCCACAGAAAAACCAGCAGATTATGCCCGACAGCTCGAATTACTGCGGGAACGTCTGGATGTGCTGAAATGGCAAATTAACTGTGCTGCGCGCGAATGCATTTACTCGCAGCATTTACTGATGGAAGCCTGCACAGAAGCCGCTCTCAGCAATTTTATGCAGGCGAATGGGGCAGCCCTGACATCTGCACTGGCTCCGTTCCTGAAGGGGCGCGGAGGGGTTGACGTTGCGTCCCGTATATTACGCAGTGCTCTGGTTCGCCAGCTGACAATAACACCGCCTGAAATTGCCGGGGATTATCGTGAGATCCTGGATGAATCCGGTTTGATGCCTGACCCCGGGATGATTCGTGATTGCCAGGGCTCTTACACCCCGGCACAACATCTGCGTTTTCAGCAACGCCTGAATGACATTAACGATATACAGGAGTGATATTAATGGCACTTAAATGTCCGGAATGCGGTACAGTTGCACACGCCAGAACAGCAGCCTATGAAGCTCCGTCAGTTAAACGCTCGTGGTATCAGTGCCAGAATCTGGAATGTTCCTGCACATTTACGGCACTGGAGAGTGTGGATAAGATAATCATGAAACCCCGACGCAATGAACAGCTATCAGACAAAGCACAATCCCCGGAAAAACAACAGCAAACACTTAATCGCTATGGCTCCGCGTCAAAACTGTCAAGCCGTCAGCAGATTCCTGTCTGATTAGAAAGAACGCCCACGTAATCCCGGTCCAGTACCGGGATTTTTTATCCCCTTTTCCTGGCTGGCATGAGAGCGAATGAGTGCATGTCTATGGCGCATGAAAACGCATGAGTCTTATGCACCATTTTTGACGAGAAAACCCTTGTTTGGTGGCTTCTGAGACGATTTATGAGGTGCATGAAAACCAGTCTGTTAAGCGAAGCGGGCAGGCGTGCGGGGCTGCGCGCGCTTAGTTTCAAAAACATGAAGTTGTTGATTGCTGAGGTATCAAGTAAAGTTGCATTGTATAGTTCCTACACCATTGAGGTGACATATGAATGTCGAGCAAATTCGCCCGCGCATTAGCAAAAATTTAAAAAATTTATTTCTAGATCCTAATAACTACCGTTTTGTTGACAATGACCAGCACAAGCCAGTCTCAGAAAAGGACATGCTAGATCCAACAATTCAGCGTAGGACTCGCTTTTTTATAGAAGGAAATAGACAAGAGAATATCAAAGATCTAATAGCAAGTTTTAAATCTAATGGATACTTAGATGTTGATGTTATTCAAGTAAAGGATTTAGGAGATAACAATTATTTAGTCCTTGAGGGAAATCGTCGTGTAACGGCGCTGAAAGCATTGCAAGAAGCATATGAAAAGGGGTTTGATATTGGAAAACTAGATCCATCTATTTTTAGAAGTGTTCCTTTCGAAATCCATAATAATCAAGATGTTGAAAAACATCTGATTGTAATGGGATTAAAGCATATAAGTGGTAATAAAAAGTGGTCAACATATAATCAGTCCAAACTGCTTTATGATTTTTTAAAACCATATGAAGACAAAACTCGAGATGAGTATGTTGAAAAAGAAGATGAGCTAGTTAGTTCGCTCGGTATTTCTAAAACGCGTCTTCGCTCTATGCTTAGAGTTTATAATCTAATTTCCTTATATAAAACAAGTGAGTATGGTGAGCAATTCGAACCAAGTATGTTTGGTATTTTTGAAGAAATAATCAAAAAGCCTGTAATTAAATCTTGGTTAGACTGGAGTGATAACGGTTATTATGCTAGAAATTTAGTGAATCTTGATAGGCTTTTTTCGTGGATCTCTAAAACAGATGAATACCTTGAGAAAAATGAGCTAGAAGATGATATTGAAGAGGAAAGTAATGGTGAATACGTTGAGCTAGAACCTATAATTACTAAATCTCTTGAGATACGAGATCTTGCTTTGTTCATCAATAATGAAAAAGCCTTGAAGGTAATGGAGGATGAACGTAGCCTTGCAAGAGGATTAGCTGCGAGCGGTTCAGTAAATCAGCAAAACTATAAAAATGCTTTAAGCAAGCTTGAAGACGCCTTAAAGGATTTAAATCTATATAGTAGCCTCATAAACCAAGAGGATTTGCGCTTATTAGATGATGCAAAAGAAAAACTAACACAAATAATGCCAAAGCAGATGGCTATAAATATCGAAGGAGGAAACTATACAACTAATTTTGAGTATGGAGTAAAAAAACATTTTAAATCCATTTATATCAAAAAATATAAATTCTTTAAAAACTTCTCATTGGATAATTTCAATAAGATTAATATCATTGCTGGCTTTAATAATGCTGGAAAAACTTCATTGCTTGAAGCAATTTACTTATTGACGCAGCGTAATGATATTTCATCGCATTTTAATCTTATTAGGCAAAAAAATAAAATCAGTACTTTGAGTCCAACATTGCTAAATGCTCTTTTCCAAGATAAAATAATCTTGTCAGGAGTATTTGATGATAGTAATGTTACTGTTGAAATGATTAAATATGATGATTCTTCAATTGATAAACAAGATGACTATATAGCATCTTATAGCTTAAAGTCTAGCATTGATGGAGAATTTAGAAATAACACAGTCCATACTTTTATCCATGAACGTATGAGAAGGAACGCTGATCAAGTTTCGCATTTGTGTTCATCGTCATTTAAAAGCCCTTATTTCTACGATATAGACGATTTGCTCACTGATTATAACAAAAGTATAGGTGCAAATTTAACGTCTGTAACTGACTCAGAATCAGATGATTTAAATATACAATCCGCTATCGGCCTTGTTATTGAATTCATGAATAAAATTGAGCCAACGATAAAAGATGTCAGATTTACTGAAGACATGGAGCTCAAAAGGTTTATCGTAGAATCAGCATATGATTTTAACAGAAGTTTCGATCTTACTTCTTATGGAGAGGGTATTCAGCGCATCTTTTATATAGCTTTATCTTTTGCTGCATGTCGTAACGGTGTACTTTTTATTGATGAATTTGAAACTGCGATTCATTATAGTTTACTATTGGAGTTTACTAAATTTACGCAACAACTTGCAGAACGTTTCAATGTGCAAGTGTTCCTTACGTCACATTCGGGTGAATGTATCAGAGCTTTTTTAAATAATGATTATAATAATGATTGCATTACTGGATTTCAGTTAAGCAAAGTTGACGATAAAGTAGTAGTGAAAAGGGCTGATGGCGAAAGATTTGGCTATTTGATAAAAAATATTGATCTTGATATTAGAGGCTAAAATTGTGAGTGTATCTTATAATAGAGTCATAGTTGCCTTTTGTGAAGGACAGCATGACGTCGCTTTTCTTAGCAGAATTCTTTTAGTTAATGGATTCCAACTTCAAGATCTTAAAATTGGTCAATTACCTCCACCGTTTGATAAACGCTTTGAAAAAGAACTAAGTCAAGTAAGAATTCCAGATAAAAAACTTGGCTTTCAGCCAAACGGGCCAAAACTACCTTCTGTTTGTTTCTATCATAACGGGAACTTAATTTTTATACATAATCTAAATGGTGATGGCAGAAGTCGTGAAAGGGCTGAGTTAGTCACTATGTATAAAGAACTTTCTGGTACAGATGACTTCAGTATAGAAATTGCATATAGATTTTTATATTTTTTTGATGCTGATGAACTTGGCATTGATGCCAGAATAACAGAGATTAAAAATGAGATAGGTTTAGAAGATACTACTCAACTCTCCAATGGAAGTATTATTGAGTTTAATGGGAGTGAATGGGGGGGTATATTTTTCATGACGTTAACACTCAGCTTGGTACCTTAGAGGATCAATTGTTATGTTATTTTCATAACAAAAACAAACAATTGCAGCAAGATATTTTGAGCTTCCTTAAAAATAATTTATTGATACAAGAAAGAACGAGGCGATTTATAAGTTCTAATACTGGTGAAAGTTATACAGGAAGATCTCAGTATTACGAAAAAAAATCTATCTTAGGTATGTATGCACAGCTGCAGTTTTCAGGTGTTAGTAATGCTGTTTTGATTAGTAACACAGATTTTTTAAAAGCTGTAGATATTAATGGATGTCAACAGTGTACTCTAATTAATAATCTTTTTATGTGACCTTAATAAAGGCAGAGATTAATTTCTCTGCCTTTATGATAGATATTATTGGTCAAAAGTGTTAAAGATGATTACTATGAAGTTATCTCAGATTTCTTATGTTCAGGTTCGTCTCCGGTAAGCGTAGCCGAACCAGAGTGCCTACATTGAAAAATCTCTTTTTTAGTACAAGGTTAGGTTGTTATTTTGGTAATGGGGGCACAAAAAGGGGCATCAATTCATTTTTAAATACAAAAACTATTTAAATACAGTTGTTTAATTAAATGTTCGAGTCCGGCCTTCGCACCACACCGTATGCAAATCGAGTCGCTCAAGGGCGGCTTTTTTTGTGTCTGAAATCACCCATATCCGTGCAGTATATAGGCCTGCCAGAAAAGCAGTTCAGTATTCTTCATTTTGTAGTCGATGGTCCCAAGTTTGCTCTGGCTGGAAGCTGCATCGTCCACATTACGTGGGCAGGGTGGTTTCGCTATGCTACTTGAACGTTTTGACCATGTGGCTCAGGTAGCTAATATCAAAAGACGTCATTTTGTCTCCACGCCCACCTTGGTGAACATTCAATAAATAGTTTCGGTCGAGAGCAGTTATGTAGGGCTAGCAGACGAGATGCGCAGACATCTTGTTGAAGACAATTTTACTGACCACCTGAGAACGCTATTCTACCGAATAATATTTATTATCTTGGCGAATAATGATGATTACCTGTGTAACTATGGTTTTATGCTGATGGGACCAGCAGTACAATTTCTGTAGTGTACTCGCAATTTCAGATCTCTGGCGTTTATTCTGGTGCAAAGGAGGTATGTGATGAAAACTTTGCTACCATGCCATTAAATGCGACCAATATCGGATTATCCATCAGTTGCTTGTTGTAGATTTCATTGGTTATAAAAATGCAAGGTGTAAAAGATGAAATTTATAATTATTAGTTAAGTGGCTAGTTTTATAGTAATTTAGACAATAGGATGTATGGAAAAATGGAAAAAGTTTATGATACCACTAGAATTAGTAATCTTGCTAACGACCCGAAACAGTTTTGTTCTTTTTTTTGTGAGTACATAAAAAGAGATGATATTAGTATAGATATCGCCTTGGATGTGCTGAGAATATCTTCCATCTATTATAATAGATTTTCAGTTCAGACTGAAGTTGAGTATAACAATACATTCAAAAAATGTATTAATGAGCTAGTAAACTCATTTCCTGATAACATTGAACTAATTTCTGAGTTCGAGAGTCAATGTAAAATTATGCATGATATAAATAATTCTTTCTTTGCGGCTACAAAATGTGCTGGTATTTGGCGTAAAAATACAAAAAAATCACATGCATTAATACTTAATCTCATCATGTTTTGTGAGATGTTTTTATCATCATTATCATCCTTGGTTGTGGTCAATGATCCTAAAAAAATGAAGAGGATTTTTCCATTATTTATCGTTTCTGAAAATATTAATATTCATGCTGAACCTGATATCGAATATTTTCGAGTTATCGATAGGGCATTTGATGAGGTAGCCAATTACACCGGACGAATATTTTCTTATTTACGGACTCATGAGCCATTGAAACTAACTTCTTGTGTGAATAAACAAACCTTGCTTTCAATGGGAGGGTACCTTAATGAGTGGAATGTTTTTGACTCATTAAGCAGAGTAATCGTTTCTGAAAATATTAATATTCATGCTGAACCTGATATCGAATATTTTCGAGTTATCGATAGGGCATTTGATGAGGTAGCCAATTACACCGGACGAATATTTTCTTATTTACGGACTCATGAGCCATTGAAACTAACTTCTTGTGTGAATAAACAAACCTTGCTTTCAATGGGAGGGTACCTTAATGAGTGGAATGTTTTTGACTCATTAAGCAGAGTAAGAGACTTTTTCAGACTAAGTAGTGCAGTATTTACAAAATTGGATAATAACATTTACTCTCTTGAGGTTGATAGTTTTTGTTTATACCGAGATTATGAGATTGCAAGAAATAGACTAATGATGAGAGCGTCACATCTATATAGCGAAGTTCATGAATTTAGTAACAAACATTTTCATCTAAATAGTTGGGTAAAGGATCATATGCCATCTTACTTAAATTCTGATGGCGTTTTTAGCTCATTTCATCTAAGCGAGTTGGAAAATATATCTCCTGATGACCTTCATGAAGAATATGGGAATATATCATTATTTAATTGGGTGCACGCTTATCAATGTTTAGTCGAGTTATCTAAAGAAGAAATGAGCAAAAGATTTTCATCGACAAAACCTATACCCCTACAGTTGGATCGCTGGCTGATCATAAAAAGCCGTGAGAGTTGGTTATCATTCTTTCAACGTAAGGGGATTGCAGCAGATGCAGCAAAAAAACTGATAGATTATTTTACCTTCAATTCAAAATCACATGATCTTAATGATTGCCCATTTATTCCCTGTATGGACGGTTTATGCTTAATGCCTGCATTAATAGCAAATAGCTCAGTGACTCGCTCTCTAATGTCATTATTTGGTTCCAAAAAAATTTCTCAAGCAAGTAAAGGGCGATTTCATGAGCAACAATTTATAAAACAAGTTCGTGATGCGGGGATTAAAGCTTCTCCAATTGATGCTCATGCTAATTATCAGTGCGATTGCGTGATTCTCCTGGATGATTGTTTGATTTTTACAGAACTAAAATCAAATGGTCAACCAATATATTATGGTAAGTACTATCAGCAAGTGTGTAACATCGTTGGAGATAGCTCATTAATACATGATCATAATAATAAATTTATGCGTTCTTATTTTCAACAAATAAATCGAATTTCTGAACATTATCTTAATCATCTTGATGTGATCATTAAAGAATTCGAACTACCATCAACATGGCAACCCAAAGGTGTGTATAAGCTTATTGTTACTACAACTATGCTCGGTGGGAAATATCATGTGGATGATACATATGTAGCGGACAAATATGCATTATCTAGTTTTTTTCAACGAATACCTGGAGTGATATATCAAACAAATGAAAATGGAAAAATGGCGAAAAATATCATTGATGGGTTTGAGTGTTGCGAAGGGGAAATCACTATCGATAAGTTTATAGATTATCTTTCCTCTTTGCCCAGTATTAATGCTGTACGTAAAAATATAAAAAAATTAACTTATAGTGTTCGATTTAATGAAAAACTAGTCCATCACCCTTATTATGATTCTTGGGCTTTTGGCCCATATATTCGTAAGGGAAATGATTAGAGCAATTTATTATATAGTCCATGTTATTCACTGATTATATTATTGATAATATAATCAGTGAATAACTCTAATTTTTTTAATGTTGGGGTTTAGCCTGAAATTGAAATTGGTACTACGGAACGGTATGATCATATCGCATCAAAATATCAAGGTAGTGATGATTTTCTACGCAACGATCCAGAAACGTGGATTTTATCATCACCATAAGCAATGGCAGCGACAACACCATCAATTTCTATATCAAAGGTGGTGAAATGAATTAGAAAATTGTTTATTTAATCCATTAGCGATAAGTTTTATTGTTATTTAGCCGAGATATATTCCATTGAAAAAAGTAAATTGGCACTGATATTATATCAAATGGGAATAATCCTTTTATAAATAAGCTGAGGAATGTGTTAATTCACATCCAGCGCCTTATAAACCGCATCAACCGGTTCTGAGTAAAAACTTACCTGAAACTTGGTAAACAACTCTGCCGGAACTGTTGGAATATCCATAGCCGAGGATATCGGCAACAGAACTCGTTTTGCGCCGCTATCGAAGGCGAGTTGTAAACTAGCGGCAAGATCCTGCACTGATTATGTCAGCAATATTGAACATACTGCGATAGTTATCAACCTCACCCCCTAAAAACCTCTTTCCGATGCCACTCCACAAACCCCTCATAAGGGTAATTTTTACGCACCTGCGGCAACGCAATAGTTTTCCCGTCAAAATCCCAGAATAATCTCTCAACGATCCCTCCGCCGTTTACCGCATCTGATACCAGTACCCGCATATTTTCGTCCAGGCCAATCGATCCTTTATCAAAGGCTTTATGGTGAATTGCGCAAAGCGCCAGGCCATTAGGAATTTCACAAGGACCGCCGTGCTGTTTCCATTTTATATGCGCCGCTTCCAGCGCGACGGTGGTGTCGTCGTGGCGCATATTAAAGCCACATATCGCGCACTGGTATTTATAAGCGCGTAATACATTTTTGCGAAATAACGGGTCGCGCTGTTTACGGATTTGCTGGAGATCAAAACCCAGCTCGTCAGCAATTTCTTCCTGAATACTCTCGGTGAAGTGCGCTTCGAGTATCTGTTGCGCCAGAGTATTGATGAGTTTTTTATTGCCGGTTACCAGGGCGTAGTGCTGTTCATCGAAACCGCCTGCAACGTGGTATTCGTTCAGTTCCTTCACTGGCGGTTGTCGGCTGCTCCCTGCTGTTGAGCAACGCTCGGCATTGTGTAATTGCCAGAATCCGTCGCCTTGTAATCGCCAGAACGGCATATCAGGTCGGTACTGTGAACGCTGTGGCCCAAAACGTTCCAGTAAACTGTGCAGAGGTTCGTAGATTTCCGAGCCATAATCGAAAAGGCGCGGATGTCCATGCAGGTATCCCGCTAATACGTATAGCAATAACAATGGCTTATGCGGCGCGCGCTGTTCACCCTTATGCCAGATTTTTATATTGGCAATTGCCTGCTGTAGCGATTTACTGGAAGCCATTGATATCCCTGGCAGTGAAATAATTGCGATCATGCTCGCAAATTTTCTGCTGTTCAAGCCTGCAAGTGAAGATATATTACTTTGATCTCATTTGTTTTTTTGCTGCTTGTTCTGAGAACGTATAAGGACATTCTCCATGAATAAACTCCCCGATCATCTTCCTCGGCGGTATATCATCAAAGCTATTCATTTATGGGATGCGGGAGAAACTCATCAGTTCCAGCCTGCACGGTTGTATGAGATTGAATATCATGGCCGACGTTACCCCTCGAAGGCGATTGCTGGCATCGCAGCGACATTGATGACGGGGACGCAATTTACCCCTGCGGATTTCACCGGCGGAATAAAATCTAAATGCGTCAAGCTACTTATAGATCAGGGATTTCATATTCATCAGGATAAAGCCGCTGCGGCTCCCATAGCCGATGTTCTGTTCCCGGATGAGTTGCCGTCGCAGGGGACCTACGTTGAAGGTGCGGCGATAAAGGTGACGGTAAACAGCTATGAACGCGATAAAAAAGCTCGCGAGAAAGCAGTCGAATATCACGGATGCCAGTGCAACGTATGCGGCGTTGATCTGGTGAAGATCTATGGCGATATCGCTGAGGGCTTTATCCATATGCATCACCTGGTGCCGCTTTCAGCCATTAAAGAGGATTACCTGCTGGATCCAGTTAATGATTTACTTCCTGTGTGCCCTAATTGCCATGCGATGTTGCACCGACGCAAACCACCGTTTACGCCGGAGGAGTTAAAAGCGTTGATGGATGCGAATAAATCAAATTAATGAACGCTCACCTTTCGCGCCAAAACTGCAAAATTGCTTCTACAAACCTGTCAGAAATAATCCCCCGACGGGCTGCCGTGCTGAAATGACTGCTTCGCAGTGCCGTCGTCCAGTTCTCCGGTGACCGGTACGCTGAACCGTAATATCCCGTGCTTAAATCGTCCGGGTCTTCATCAGGCGCGTTCGTCAGTCCTCTTTCACCTTGTTGCTGGAAGTCGACGAAAATAATATTGGCTAAAACATTATTTTGATAATTGCCATAAATAACTTCATACGCATGAGGGAAATTTTCTTTCCAGTACCAGGTGGTATCGCCGCAAAACCAGGGCGCATCAGTAATATTATTAAGCTGAGAATGGTATTGTTTTAGATCCCTACGAAAGGCTTCAACCATATGATTAAAGTGTTGAGGGTGTGACGCGTAGTCACTGGTCATTAAGTCAAATTCGCCTTGCATCCAGCATACGCCGAGGAATTTGTTCTGCGGATTTTTTGCCAGTGCGGCTCGCGTTCTGCTGACTAAATCCTGGTATAGCGGAGTATCCGTTCCCCAACGACAAGCATCATGGCTGGCTCCGTGCCGTTCTGAATATGTCCCTTCGCTGCCTGCGATAAAAGCCGAGCCGCCACGACAACATGGAACGATGAGAACCCCTGCATTATCAGGAATGAAGGGCAGTAATTTCCGTGCAATATGCAGTGCCTGGCCAACGGTGCCGTACTGTGTTTGATGATTCGTTGCCAGAGGATGGTGATAACCCTGCATATCCTGAACATCGTGTGGGCAGTGAGTCAGTGGAATAATGTCGTTAAAGTGACATGACGGGCCTCCGGGATGCGTATGCGCAAATCTCGCTAATTGTTTAATTCTGGGATGAGGCGCATCTTCCCTGTCCGGTAATGGCAGTCCTTCGCCATACGCCATAGCATTAGACTGACCAGCAACGGTAAGAACATAGTAATAATCGGGCGATATTATTGCGTTCAT